TAGCCTCTTTGCCACCACCCCTACCGAAAGGAAGTACCGATCATGAGAGACTTAAAGAAGATCAAGTTCAAGGAGATTTCCTACGACTTGAATGTTGACCAACTGCAAGGCATCCCCGAAGTCGTTGCGGAGTACCTGATGTCTCACGTTGTGACCATCCACCTAGAAGGCCGCTACCAAGTCGATGGCGGCAACCCGGATGCGGGCGATCAGCCAGCATGGCGCTTGCTCGATTGGAAGATCCTTGCCTTGAGCCTTGACGGGCAAATCCTTGACCATGACGAGCGCGTCCCGTCAGACTTCCCGATGGCGCTTGTGATTAACTCCACCTACTCGCGCCATACGCGGGAGTACCTTGAGGCGCGACCGCCGGAGATGTACGAATGAGATACCTATCTGTCTGTTCAGGCATTGAAGCCGCGACCGTTGCTTGGCATCGGCTTGGCTGGGAGCCTGTTGGATTCTCAGAGATTGAACCCTTCCCAAGCGCGGTTCTCGCGCATCATTACCCTCACGTTCCCAACTTCGGGGACATGACCAAATTTCAGGAGTGGCCGCTAGATGCAGGAGCAATTGACCTTTTGGTGGGAGGAACCCCATGCCAGTCCTTCAGCGTTGCCGGACTCCGGCAAGGACTCCGCGACCCACGCGGAAACCTCATGCTTACCTACCTTGCAATCGCTGCGCGTCTACGGCCTCGATGGGTTGTATGGGAAAACGTCCCCGGTGTCTTGTCATCAAACGGAGGACGGGATTTTGGTTCCTTCCTTGGGGGGTTGGCAGAATTGGGGTATGGGATCTCGTACCGGGTTCTCGACGCTCAATGGGTGCGAACACACGGGCATCCCCATGCCGTCCCGCAGCGCCGGAGACGTGTCTTCGTTGTCGGATGTCTTGGAGACGAAACCGCTGCCGCAAAGGTATTGTTTGAGCGCGAAAGCGTGCAGCGGCATCCTAAAAAGAGCGGAGCGGCGGGGCAAGAAGCTGCCGGAGATGTTGAGGCGAGCGTTGGAGCAGGGTGCTGCTGGGACGGCCCCGTGATGTCAATGGACGAGGAATGCAATCCCGGCATTGAAATGATCGGCCCAATCATTCGCGGCGGCGGTGGTGGTCGGCATGATTGCGTAGCCGTCCCTTACACCAAGTCCAAACGCGCCCAGTCTGACACCGATGACGAGACATGGGTCGAGGGGCAAGTCAACCCCACGCTCTCGCTGTTCGACTGCGGGGACGTGCGGGCGACAACTGTTGCCATTCAAGCTTATTCAGTCCGCGAGGATGCCAAGGCAAACAACTTCAGCGCCACGCCGACCGATGTCGGGCTGACGGTGTCCGCGCTTGTTCCCGGCGTTCAGTCACACCATGCTCAATTATTTATGGCGACCACTTATCCGCTTGACCTACGCAATGCAAAGCGCGATCCCAACAAACTCGACTTACAAAATCGGCAAGGTCTTGGCGTTGGCCAGCCCGGTGACCCATCGCCGACCGTGGATAGATCTGTAGTTCATGGAGTGGCGCAAGCCATGACTGTGCGCCGCCTACTTCCCATTGAATGCGAGCGTTTACAGGGATTTCCCGACGATTACACGCTCATTCCTTGGCGCAAGAAGGCAGCAGAGGATTGCCCGGATGGGCCGAGGTACAAGGCGCTGGGGAACAGCATGGCCGTGAATTGCATGGAATGGATCGGAGAGCGCATTGCCGCCTTTGAGGCGGAGAGAGAAACCACATGAGCGGGCTGCACCAATTCACCACCCCCATCCCGGTAGTCACTTGCGACAACCAAGATGGGTACGCCATCTACGTCCGCGACGGTGGGACGTTTGAAAATGATGTCTGGTGCATCGCTCTCTGTATCGGAGGACACCTACGCCACTACACCACTTCACAACTACGTATTCACCAGAACATGACCTTTAACATTAGGAAAACCAAATATGCACAACCAATACATTGATCCTAAATTTCACGAACTGCTAGACAATGCAGTTACCGAATCGTTTGCCAACATCAAAATTCCTGAGAAACCCAGCCGACTGGGCGCATCAGAAATCAAGCAAGGCCGACTAGAACTCAGACGAGAAGTCATAAGCACACGCGACGCTATTGCAAAGCATCCTGCATTCAAGCAAATGGTTGCTATTGCCCACGAGTGGCTCGCTGCACAGGTTGAACCCGAGCGAGAGCGGCTACGGATTGCACAGGAAGAACACCGAGAACACGTAGCCAAAGCCTTTGAGAAGCTTGACAATTCAGAAGCCAAGTACCAAAAACTGATGGCTGAGTTTGCTGACGCTGACCCAGTAACAAAGAGAATGCAAGCTTGGGCGGACACTATTGACGAGGTGCTTCCGTTAATAGAAGGACAGCAGCACAAGAACGGCTACACCTTTGACCAAGCAATTCGATCTCGCGGGCTGGTGATGGCCGCTCTGGCGGGCATGACAAGTGTTGGAGCGCCATCTACCAAGGAGGAAAAGTAATGGAAGAAGAAGACAACCGATGGGCCCGGCCTGTGCTGCACGATGTGGAATGGAATCGCAAGGACGGCTACCCCGCATGGTTGAGCGAGGATCGCGTCCAGCGCGGGCTGGCTGGCAAGTTCGACCGCCCGGTCTTGGTCATTGTTGGCGGCGACCCCATGCTGCACCAAGTTGACGAGTCCGACGGCAACCCGGTACTCGCCTACTGGCGGGCTTCGGTCTACCTCTTGCAGACCAACCCCGAGGGCATTGAGGGGACGCGGTTCTCTAGCCTGTGCCTCTTTGAAGAGGGAGACACGCAGGACGGGGTACGCGAGGATCTCATGAACCGCGTTGTGAACTTCATCACGAAATGCTCGCCAAACACAAAGGTCGCCCATGTCAACTAACACCATTGCAGGTGGGTTCCTCACCATCACCATCCGTAAGCGTGACGAGTCGATCATCCTGCTTGACGAGGCAGGGGAGCAGGTCGCGCAGATCTTTGCCAACCTGCAAGGATCAAGCAATCACGACCGCATCCGCGTCTCGATCCGAGCTGACCAGCGGTACAAGATCACGCGGTCAAAGGGGGAATCCCGTGTTCAGGATTGACACCTTGACGGTGGAGGGCATCCGCAAGGACAAGAGCAAGGGGATGAAGCAGTCGGACATCGCCCGGAAGTACCGGGTCAGCCGTTCGGCCGTGTGCCGTATCGTCTTGGGGAGTCGCCGCGTTGCGCGGTAGTCAAGGTTTTTGCGGCGATCCCGCCGGGGGGCGTTCCCTCGGCGGGGTCGTTTTATTGTGGGCGCGGCAAATCTTCAAGCGCCCTGCGCCAAAAAAACAGAAGCAAGATACGCTCACCACGGTGAAGCAAGAACTACACCGCATCACATTACAGAACGACCTCTACCGGGGCGAGGGTTAATCATGCGCGGGGACTGGGAAGAGGACATCATTGACCGCATCACGGCAAGCGAGTCCACCGACCCCCTGCTCAAAGAAGCCGCTAGCGAGATCACCTATATGCGCGAGCAGCTCATGGCACAAATCAAAGAAGTCAACCGCGCTCGGCAAGCGCTTCTCGTATGCCAGCGAGCGCAACGTGCTTGAATTCGTAGTTGTTGGAATCGCCGCGCCCCAAGGTTCTAAAACGGCATTCGTGCGCGGCGGCCGCGTTTCGCTCGTGGAGTCATGCGCAAGGGTCAAGCCTTACCGCGCCCTTATTTCCCTCGCCGCAAGCCAAGCGCGTAAAGAACCACCAACGCGGCTACCTGTAGGGATAGGGATTACCTTCGTCTTCGTTCGCCCCAAGAGCCACTACACCAGCAAAGGCGAACTCCGCGCTGGCGTTCCGACCCACCCCGGGAAGCCTGACGTGGACAAACTATGCCGCGCCGTCCTTGATGCCCTTACGGGAATCCTGTACCACGATGACGCGCAGGTCGTTTCCCTGAACGCCACCAAGCAGTACGGGGTTGCGTCGATGACGGCTATTTCGCTCGTCACTTGTTGACACGGATTATATCTTCGTGTATTCTCCCGATGCCCTAGCATTTCGCCGGGGTCGAGTGCGGCGAGCCGCGCAGTCTTGAGAGGACATTATGCAACGAAGTGACACTATTGGGGAGCTAGCGAAGGCGCTGGCGGCCGCAAACTTGGAAATCGTGAACCCCAGCCTTGACGCGGTCAACCCGCATTTCAAGAGCCGCTACGCGAGCCTCGGCGCAATCATCAACGCCGTCCGCCTGCCGCTTGCTCGTCACGGGATCAGCGCCGTGCAGACGGTCAGCACCGATGGCGGGGCGGTTGGGGTAACGACCACCTTGCTCCACGCGAGCGGGGAATGGATGGCAGAGACGGCTATGTCTGCCCTGCCTGACCGCGCTACGGTTCAGCAGCTTGGCTCGATAATTACTTACCTTCGCAGGTACTGCCTAGCCTCTGTGACCAACATCGTAGGGGAAGAGGATCAGGACGGGAACGAGGCAAGCCTGCCAAGCGCACCGCGTAGCGAGCCGCGTAAGCCCTTCAAGCCGCAAGACCCACGGACAGCCGTTCCGCCGCCTCCGACCGCTCCTAAGGCAACCAAGCCCGCTCCTGAGCCTGTGGCGGAAGTCAAGGCGGCAACCAAGGCGCTCGACGCGTACCCGGACGTATACGAGGGGACATTCGACATCCTGCGCGTAGTCGTTCGTGACGGCAAGGCTCACGCCATTCAGGTGGACGGCAAGCACGGCAAGGCGTGGATTGCGACCACCGTGCAGGAGTACGCCGACATGGCGAAAGAACACGTCAACGACTGTATGCAGTTGCAGGTTGAGCGCGTTGGCGACTCGCTCCAGATCATGCAGGTGATCGCATCCAAAAAGGAGATTCCGTTTTGAGCCTCTACCAAATTACGTCGGAAATGCAGTCCATTCTCGATGCCGTCTTGGACGGTGGCATCGACTCGCCCGAGGCGCAGGCCGCGCTCGACGAGCATCTCACGGGTCTAGATGTCGCCCTCGACACCAAGGCCGAGTCCTACGCGGGATTCATTCGTGAGCTAGAGATGCGAGCGGAGTCGAGGGGCAAGGAGGCCTCTCGAATCCGTGCGCTCGCAGCGGCTGACGATGCCCTTGCCACACGCCTCAAGGAAGGGCTAAAGGCGGCAATGGAAACGACTGGGCGGCTCAAGATCGAAACGCCCCGGTTCAAGTTGTCGGTCGCTGGCAATGGCGGGAAGCAGTCGCTACAGATCGACGACGATGCCGTCAAGGGTCTAGAAGTCCCGCTCGTCAAAATCGTCACCGAGCCAAACAAGGAAGCGATCCGGATCGTCCTTGAGGCTGGCGGCGAGATCCCCGGATGCCGCTTGCTCCCTCGCGGGACAAGCCTCCGCATTCGCTAATTACTTTGCCTCTCCCTCGCCGTTGCCTTCGGGTGGCGGCGAGGTTTCTTTTTGCCCAAAGGGAACTAGGCGGTTCAACGCCTCGCGCCGCTTCGCGCACGGGCCGCAGGAGTTCGCCTTGATGCCGACCGCGCTCGTCATCGCCGCGACCACGTCACCAAGTCCGCGCATCCGAGGCGGCGCAACCGTCCCCGGTGCGGGTGGCTGCATTTCCTTTGTCAGCTTGGCGCGGGCAGGGGCAGGCCTAGCGCCAAGGAAGAGCGGCGGGTCAATGATGTTGCCTTCCCGCGTTTCGCGCTGCTCGCAGGTATCGCACTTGGTCGCGTCAAGGTTGCGGGTGCAGAATGGGGACGTTCCAGCCACGCGCCAAGACTTGCAATCAATGATCGGGAGCGAGATGCCGGATACGTTGAGCGTGCCGATGGTCATGATGTGAGGGCGACGATTGAGCCGTCAGACTTGCAATAGATTTTTGGATCTTGGAACGAACGTAAGCAAGGTATCGGGAGCGGGTATTCGATAGCCCACTCGTTGCAGTCCACGGGCTGACCCGGGCAGCACGGCGCTGGCGTGTAGGTAAACGGGTAGGCGTAGCAACCCGTGCGCGGGTCAGGCATTCCCGGGCAGAGCGAAGACCAGCCGTAGACGAGGACAATGTCGTTTCCACCAATATTCACGGTGATGTCATCGAGCGGCCAACCATCGCGGGCTTCGCAGTTGGTCGCGTTTTGATAGAAGCCGATGTCCACACATATCGGGATAGTGCCGTTCCCGTACTCCTGCACGCGCTTCATGGTGTACCGCTCCCCGAACGAATACTCGGGGAAGGACAGGCATTGGATAACGAAGTTGTTCGGGGTCGCGGTAATTGCCGAGATGGACGCGTTGCAAGTGTTCTCGCTTGTCTTACGCCAAGGGTAATCAACGAGCAGGGTCTGCGAGGCGCACGCGTAGTAACGAGGGGACGAGCCAACGAGCGTGACGGTGATGTCTTGGTTCCCGTTCGTGAACTCCACGCGGTCAACCGTGAGGGTGTCGCCCTCAGAGAACCCGGGACGGTCGTTTGCCGTCTGCCAGTCGCAGGTCACGCAGGACTGGCGATTGCCGAACCAGAACCATGCCGACCACGGCGGGATACCGGAAGCCGTCACCAGCGCCCCGATACGCGTGTTGATGCGCTCGGCAATGTGCGCGGCGTTGCCTGAGAAGATCACGATGTCAAGACCGCAGACACTCAGTTTGGGCGCTCCAAGCGTTCCCCAGCCCGTTGCGACCGTGTTCTGTTGGTCGATGTGGACAATACCGGACGAGCCAAGGAACAGGGCATTGAGCGCCGCCTGAGCGCCCGGGCTTTCGGGGTCGATCCCCGGCGCAAAGCAGGCCGGGAACACGATGGTCATGATGTCCTCTTCGTGGACGGGGCATCCGAAACTGCCGAGCGAGTAGCACGTCCGCACGTCGTAAGTCTCAAAGCGATCCTCGAAACTGTCGCAGTAGTCCGGCAGGTCGTCACAGATCGGGGTATTGCCGCAGCAATCACCCTCCGGCTCGCAGTCTGGGCAAGTCATGTATTGGACGTAGGACTGGGTAACTTGGTTCGGGCAGTTGGCTGGGCTGACCGGGTCGCGGACGGTGCAGAAGCCCATCTCCTGCGACATACCTACGTCGAGGCTGACGATCTCTACTGGCGGGCCGTGGTCGCAACGAACGTCCGCAGGAACGCCAATCGTCTCAATGCAGGTGCGGGCGGAGCTTGCAATGGTGACGCTTTTTCCCTTGACCGTGCCAGCCTGATCCTTGAAGTCGTAGCACTCGGCTACCAATTCCTCGCAGGGTAGTTGCGGGTTGTTGGCAATCGCGGGGCCGTACTCGGGGATTTGGATGTTCGCAATGCCGCCCGGGTTCCCTTGCTGCTGGGGATCTGCATAGCAACACGGGTTCTCCCCTACAACACGGTTCTTGATCTCGACTAGATAGCCCACGTTGACCGGGTAAATTGAGAGCGGGTTCGGGCAGGGCAGCGCCTCGAAATTGGTCAGGATGTAAATACAGCAGTCGTAGGAGATGTAGTAGCACTTGGTCGCAATGTCTGGCGGGTCGGGAATGCCTATCGAAATGAGATAGCCGACGCAGAACTCAATGCGGTCAGGAGCCTGCTCACAATCAGGGGCGCAGCAATAATCGGCGAAATAGTCGGTGCATTTGAGGGCGTACCAAAGCACGCCGGGGTTGCAGCAACACGAAACCGCCGGGAGT